TGATATTGATGAAGACAAAAGAATAGTTATCTCAACATGGCAATCATTATATAAAATGCCTAAAAAGTTTTTTGAAGATTACGGTGCTGTTATAGGTGATGAAGCACATTTATTTAAGGCCGTATCATTAACAAAGATAATGACTAAACTTACAGATTGTAAATATCGAATAGGACTTACAGGTACTTTAGATGATAGTAAAACACACAAGTTAGTGTTGACAGGTTTGTTTGGTATGGTAAATAAAGTTGTATCTACAAAAGAACTTATTGATAAAAAACAGTTAGCCAATCTAAAAGTAGTTTGTTTAAATTTAAAATATCCAGAAGAAGAATCTAAAAAAGTATATGGTGTAAAATACTTTGAAGAATTAGAGTATCTTACTCAAAATAAGGCTCGTAATAAATACATACGAAATCTTACCTTAGCACTAAACGGCAATACTTTATGTTTGTTTCAGTTAGTTGAAAAACACGGTGAAATTTTATTTAACTTAATTAAAGAAAAAGCAGATCCTAAACGAAAAGTGTTTTTTGTTTATGGTGGAACAGAAACAGATGATAGAGAAAAAATTAGAGCAATCACAGAAAAGTCGGATAACGCAATTATTATCGCTTCTTTCGGGACGTTCAGCACTGGTATCAATATTCGTAATTTACACAACATTATTTTTAGTAGCCCTAGTAAAAGTCCTATAAGAGTTTTACAATCTATCGGTAGAGGATTGCGACTAAAAGACAATAACCTAAACGCCACATTATACGACATATCAGACGATTTATCTTACAATGATAAAGAAAATTACACTCTATCACACTTTAGAGAACGAATAAATATATACAATAGCGAAAACTTTGATTATGAAATTCACAACATAGAGATAAAAAATGGCTCAAAATAATAACATAGAAATAAAGATAGTTAAACTTATAAATGGTGATGACGTTGTTTGTGCTTTTCCTAAAGAACAACTTCCAGAAAAATCTCCGTTAATTAGATTGTTTAAACCTCTACAAATTAAATATGTACCACAATTAACTCCAGCTGGTTTTAAAGATTATGTAGCACTAATAAAATGGGCTGCCTACACTCCTGATATTGTTGTTACTATCCCAAAAGATAAGATTATAACTATAACAAACGCAGGCTCTGAAATGATAAAATCATATAATCTTATCGCAGATAATTATGATGATTTAAAAGTGCCAACTCGGGAGACAAATAAACAATATGCTAGAGAAAAGTTTAGTGATGAAGAACAGGAAGAAATAAATGAGTTGTTTCAGGACTTTGCTGAAGAAAAGAAAACAATACATTAGCTTTAAGCAATACTCTATAAACGGCTACACGCCCATTATACATGAAATTTATTAAAAGTCAATGCTGGTTTATTATGATAATATTATACCAAAACATTGACAATTAAAGTGAAAGGTGTTATATTACTACTATGACGATAAAAAGAATTAAAGAACATTATGTAGATAACAAACTATTTTTAGAGGCAATGACAGCCTACAAAAAAGAAGTAAAAAAAGCATTAAAAGCTAAAAAAGATAAACCACCTGTGACTGATTATATTGGTAGTTGTTTTTTAAAGATAGCAAATCATTTATCTTACAGACCTAATTTTATTAATTATACATTTAGAGACGATATGGTTAGTGACGGTATAGAAAACTGTTTACAATACCTAGATAACTTTGATCCAGCAAAATCTAAAAATCCGTTTGCTTACTTTACACAAATCATATTCTATGCTTTTGTAAGAAGAATCCAAAAAGAAAAGAAACAAGTTACTATCAAACATAGACTTATTATGGATAATAACTTAGATGATTACGCTTTACAACCACAAGATAGAGAAGGTGAATATACTAATCAGTTTAAAGAGTTTTTACAAAAGAATTTAAAAATGGAAGAACAACCTAAAAAAGAAAAGAAACCAAGAAAGAAAAAAACTGTTAAGTCATCTAAATTCTTTATATAATTATGAAAATAGCCCTATTGAATGATACACATTTTGGTGTGAGAAATGATAGTCCAGCCTTTAGAGATTATCAAATTAAATTTTATGATGAAGTATTTTTTCCATACTTAAAAGAAAACAATATTACAAACTTAATACATTTAGGTGATGTAACTGATAGAAGAAAGTTTATTAACTTTCAAACTTCTAGTGTTTTTAGAGAAAAGTTTTGGAAAAGATTATGGGATATGAAGATTGATACACATATCATAATCGGTAACCACGATACTTATTTCAAAAATACAAACAAAGTAAATTCAGTAGAAGAATTATGTACAACATTTGATGGTGTAAACGAACCATTTATCTACACAGGTCCTAAAGAAGTAGAAATAGGTGGTTGTCGTATGTTATTCTTACCATGGATATGTGATGATAATTATGAAGACTCGATTTATGCGATAGATAATTCAACAGCAGATATTTGTTTTGGGCATTTAGAAGTAAAAGGTTTTGAAATGCAAAAGGGGTTATTTAACGAACATGGTTTAGAACCAACACAATTTAAACGATTTGAAAAAGTTATGTCTGGTCACTTTCATAAAAAATCAGATGATGGTCGTATCTATTATCTTGGCTCTCAATATGAAATGACTTGGTCAGACTATAAAGATCCTAAAGGGTTTCATATTTTTGATACAGAAACAAGAGAACTTACAAGAGTAACTAATCCTCTTAGAATGTTTAAAAAGATTCTTTATAATGATACTAAAGAAGATTACTCTACAAAAGACTTATCAGAATTTGAAAACAAGATAGTAAAAATCTTTGTTGTTAATAGAACAAACGAAGAAATGTTTAATGATCTATTAGACAAATTACAAAATAAAGTAAACGTATATGAGGTAAATGTTATAGAAGATGTACAAAGTGATATGGCGTCTAGTGTTAGAGAAGATATATTAGATCAAGGCGAAGACACAATAACATTTTTAAATAATTATGTAGATCAAATACAAACAGACTTAGATAGACAAAAACTAAAAGAGTTTATCAAAGAAACATACGTTGAGGCAAACGATCATTATGCTGGATAAATCATCATTAGATTATAGACATATAAATTGGGGACCATATGTTTTACTAACAACAATACCTGATTATATAACAACTAGAATGTTAGAAGAAGGATATAAATGTAAAGAAGACGCAAACCATAAATTAGCAGGTCATTTAAAGTTTCAGTTTTCATATCCTACACATGTTCAACAATGGTTTTATAATGAGATAACACCACTACTTGAACTATACATAGAAGAGCATTGTAAATATCATGGCTTAGAAGTTAAAAAAAGACAACTAGAAGCAATGGACTTATGGGTAAACTTTATGAAAACAGGTGACTTTAATCCTCCTCACACTCACGCAGGTGATTATTCTTTTGTTTATTACTTAGATGTGCCAGATGAGTTAAGAAAAGAACAAGAAGATTATAAAGGCACAGATGTAGCAGGTCCTGGTGCTATAACTGTATTATACGGTGAGTCAACAAGACCTAAATGGACTACTTGTGCTCACGGTTTAAATCCTAAAAGAGGTGCGTTTATGATGTTTCCTGCTTTACTACAACATACAGTGGCGCCATTTAAATCTGATATTACAAGAGTTAGTGTATCAGGCAATCTAAGAACATTAAACACAGAGATAATAGGTAACGATTATTTTTAGTATGATAAGATTTAAAAAAATCAAGTGGAAAAATTTTTTATCAACAGGCAATACACCAATAGAAGTTGACTTAGATAAATCAAATACAACACTAGTTATAGGCACAAACGGTTCAGGTAAGTCAACTCTATTAGACGCAATGACTTTTGTTTTATTTAATAGACCATTTAGAATAATAAAAAAAGAACAGATGGTCAATACGATAAACAATGGTGACGCATTAGTAGAAATAGAATTTTCAATAGGCACTAAACAATATAAAGTTATTAGAGGTATAAAACCTAACATATTTGAAATATATGAAGATGATAAATTAATAAACCAAGACGCTTCTAGTATTGATTATCAAAAGATATTAGAAAGAAATATAATGAGATTAAGTTATAGATCATTTATTCAAGTAGTAATATTAGGTTCATCATCTTACGAGCCGTTTATGAAAATGAAATCTCGTTATAGAAAAGAGGCAGTTGAAGAAATACTTGACATAAAAGTGTTTTCACATATGGACTGGATGTTAAGAGATCAACAATCTGTTTTAAATAAAAAGATTATAGAAGTTAAACACAATGCTGATCTAGTAAAATCTAAGTATGAATTAGAAAGTAAACACTTTAATGAAATAAAGAATAGAAATACAGATGATAAGACACAAAAAGAACAACAGTTAGAAAAATTAAACTTAGATAAAAAAGATTACTTAGAAAAGATACAAAAGTTAGACGGTGAATATACAAACCTAAAAGTACAAACACTTGATAAAGGTGCCCAAAAAACAAGATTAAATCAATTAGAAAAATTAGAAACAAAAATAGAACAAAACTTAGAAACACATAATAGAAATTTAGAGTTTTTTGAAGAAAATGATACCTGTCCTACTTGTACACAACCAATTGATGAAACATTTAAATCAGGAAAACAAGAAGAACTAAAAAACAAAGTGGTTACCTTAAATGAAGGTATGAAAAAATTAGTAGAAGAAATATCTACCACTGAAACTAAATTATCAGAAATTAATTCTATATCTGAAAAAATGTCAGATTTAAATATAGAAATGTCAAAAGTTAATACATCAATAAATGAACTTAAAAAATTTAGTGACAATCTACACAATGAGATATTATTGTTAGATAATAAAAAAGAAGACAGTAATAACATAGAAAAACAATTAGAAGAATTAAAAGTTAATTTAGAACAATCACAAGTTGATTTAGATAAAATTACCGAAGAAAAAACATATA